GGACTTCCGACCCAATAACCAGCTATGAAGCCGCTGATGCCGCTAAAGACTTGGCATCCAAGCACTTCAGCATCATTGTGGACTGTTTAAAGGCTCATGGTGCGCTTGGTAAGGATGGGATAGCCCAACATAGCGGGTTAGACAGAAATCAAGTCTCACGCCGTTTAAACGAGTTGGAGAAGATGAACCTGATTCGGTTGACAGGCTGGACTGTAAAGTCTTCATCAGGGCGCAATGAGCGTGAATGGAGAGCAGTCTAATGTGGGATGTCCTTGTTACTTTTATGCTGATGCTGTTTGGTGCATTTGTCGTGATTGCCTTTGGTGCAATCCTTATTGGTGCGCTTTATTTCCTACAAAACGAGGCTGACAATGACTGAAGAAGATGAAGCATTTAACGACATTGAACGACAAGCCAAGCAAAGACAAGAGTCTGTCAAAGCAAACTTTCTAAAACCCAAGTCTGCACAAGAGTTCTATGACGAACTACGCAATAACGTAATTGAGGAAGTTGCTAGAGAGATTAGAAAGCTAACTGGCTTTGGGAAAGACACAATTGATGGCTTGGCTATTTACATTGAAGGAATGAAGAAATGACTACTGATCTACCTGATTGGATGTTTGAAAAAACTCCTAATGTTCCACCTCGCCCTTTGGTAGGGTTTACTGATCAACAGCGCACAGAGCAGAACTTCTGTCCACGATGCGGTAAACGCACAAAAGACTTGACCACCATTCACACTTGCACACCACCACAGGATTAACGAATGACACAAGCAGAAAAAGTATTTGAAGCAATGATGCGAGCCAAAGGGCATACAGACTTCAGCACAACAAAAGGTAGATACAACATTCCTGCCCTGCAAACACGCTGGAACTACTTCCTGCTTGGTTGGGAAATGAGGGGTGTCCAATGAGTTTCAGGCAGTCAACAATCAAGTACGTCAAAGACATCTTGAGAGCAAGAACTATCCATGAGGTAATTGCCAAAGAATTACAAGATGCTCATTTACGCAAGCTGGAAGCTGAGACTGCCGCTGAGTATGCCCACGCCGCCATGCAATACAACGAGGACAGGATTGCTAGACTTCAAAAACGACTTTTAGAACACACTCAAGAGGGTGATTACACATGAACAAGCCTAAGAATGACTTTGATTGGCGAGGACAACCTAGTATCTGGACAACAGATAAGAAACTCAAGCAAATAACAGCGGGTCATATTCTTGGCAAAAACGCAAGAGAACGCATTGCTTTGACAGAAAACAAAGAGTTCCTGATCTATTCAAGGGCTAAACTAAAGAATGATTCGTAAGATAAGAACCTTTTACGGCAGACGCAATGGTCAACATGGGAATAAAGTAACCACCATTGACCGAGGTGAAGCATGGCTATGTGAGAAGTGCGGGGAGGTGATCTTCTTTGAACACCTTATCCCCAAACACTTCTGTAAGAGTCAAATTAAGCCTGTAATCCTTGGAGATACTGGGTCTTCCCTGCCACCTTAACAGCAGTCAATTCCTGCTTCTTGAGGTTATTGGGGTCATACGAGACATGAACCCAACCAGAGTCGGGTATACCCTGTGTGTAGAATTCCAAGATTAACTGTGTATAGTCCAAATTGTCCATAATCCATTGGGCGAGATCAGCATTGGCAACGCCAGCAATCTCAATGTCTGCCGCCATACCCTTGCAATGGTCTGAGGTCTTAGAACCACCAACAGCGGCATTGGACTCAGGGCTACGATAGGCTGAATTCACAGTCACAGACTTACCAAAATGCTCACGAACAGGCTGAAGCACCTTGTCACACAAAGTCTTGAGATTGTCAATGGTTTCCTCATTAGGTGTATTGTCGATACCAAGACGGGTAGCGGTGTCAGATTTTGTTAGTTCTTTCAAAGAAAAATTGGCAGATAAGTTCATTTATTTAACCTTTCGTTGTAAAAATTGATGGATTATGGGTGGAAGCTGTCACAAATCAGAGATAGGATTTTACTTGGCAATAGTGCCATAACCAAGGGGAATATCATGTACAAGATTGAGATTAACATTGCAGAGTGGGATTTTGGAGATGACTCAGTAGTTGTTGAGACAGATGATTTTGAGAAGATTGCAATCATCCAAGAATTCATCGAATTCCAGCAATTGCATGGCTGGTGCGTTGACTATGACGCAATTGAGTTTGACGAAGAAGAAGTCAGCGAAGACGAAGTTGACGAAGACGAAACCTATGAAGACGAAGAATCCGAAGAATACGAAATCGGAGAGATTGTAGAAGACGAAGACGGAGCAACTTGGGTTCGTGTGGCATAATTTAGGTGCAGTTGTTACTTGCAGGGGGGTCTTAGGACTCCCCTTTTTTTATTCAATATCGTGATCTGCCTCGATGTCCCTAGCTAACTGTCGCCAATCAAGACTACGGCGATACAATGTATATACACGCTCTTCAGTTAAGGGTTCAGATCGGCGGCTTAACCTGTCATTTGCTTGCGCCAAAGCAAGTTGCGTTTCATGCAATATGTTATGCAGTTCTTTGATTTCTGATCTTAGATAAGCTACAAGGTCATACGTCATATACCTTACCCCTAAACTCAATTTGACCTTCAGCCCACTTGTGGACTAACTCAGGCCAAAGCAATTTCCCATTATGAAATGTCAGTACAGCAAACCCTGACCTCCAGTTAGTAGGAGAGTCTTCAAGATAGTTTACAAACTGCGCCCCATCAGTATCAGCCAATGTGCCTGTGTCGACCCCAAACCTGTTTCCTTGGTAGTCAGCAAAGGGGGTCACTTTAAGGCTGTGTAGATGCCCTGTAACGATGCTTACGCCAGCATTGACTGTATTGTTATGTGTAGCGTGTACACCGCCCTTCCAGCGATGTTTAACCACTACTTCCTCAGTAGGCCAGCAAGACCAGCATGGATGCCATGCAGGGAAATGGTCTTTCAGGGAAAACCCCTTAACTTGCTCATATTGAGGGGCATTGGCGGCTAGGCGGTTCTCAAACCTTGCATCATGGTTACCAAGTGTCCACACTAGGTTTACATTGTGTCTTGCTTTCTTGGCGGCTTCTTCTATCTCGCCCATTGCCAGTTCACAGGCTTTCAACTCTTGGATTACCGATGGCGTTGAATCCCATCCAATACGAGGAAAACGGCTAATAGAAGCCCCATCAAATATGTCTCCATTGGCAATGACAGCCTTGGGCTGAAACTCCTTAATCGCCCAAAGAAGACCTTTATACGCTGTTGTATGGATGCTAGGCCAGAAGTGAGCATCACTAAACACCAAAACAATGCCATTTTCAATCCCCAATTCTTTACGGACTGGATTGTCTTTAACATTTTGATGCGTACTATTTTTGGATTTTAGTTGCGCACCATACCTAGCTTCTATGTTGTTTTTGCGCCTAATAATATTACGCAAATCCATGCCAACAGCTTTTGCTAATGCACTGGCAGACTCGTGCGTCTTCCAAAGTTCAATAAACTCTTGATCGCTGTAAACAGGTTTTCCTGACATGACAACTCCAGTGAAGTTGCCCTAAAGTAAACTAAATCAATGACAACAGCGTGAATCTTAACGTGATTTGTTCAAAGTTTGATAAACAGTGTTGTACGCATCAATACACGCATTCAGTTGTCTGATGGCTTTGTCTCCATCGTCTGTGATGGCGATAAGATTTTTAGCAGTCTCTCGGTCAAGTTCGGCTGTTGCTTGAACGCTATCTCTGGGGGTAGCGGGGGCATCTGGGGCGGTGTGTACGGGGCAGACGGGGGCTTGGACAGGAATCCGCAACTTGAGAGTACCAGCACTAATAGCGGCATCACGCTTCGCAATCTGAATCTTGGCATTGTTTTCTACCTTCAATAATTGTGTTGTTTGAGTGTTAACGGCTTGAACTAAGGCTTGTTCTTTTGCCCTAGCATCAGCATTCAAAGAAGCTATTTCAGCCTGTTGACGAACATTCTCATCCTCGCCACCCTTGTAATAACCGCTACCAAAAGCGCCTAAAACTGCCATCAGGATGCCCAACAGCACCCAAGGATTAAACAGGCTCATGGCTTTGGGGGTTCATCGTTGTCAATGGCTTCAGCCTTGGCACTCGCATTAGCTATTGCTTTAACTCCAGACCTACCAGCTACACCACCTAAAACACCAGTAATGAACACCATGATGGTACTAATCTGCTGTGTATACACCTTGTCAATCGCCGCCATACTGCCGTTCATTGGCTGTTGAACAAACGAAACAGAGTACAAGAACATACCCATAGAAGCCAACAGAATGCTCACCAAGACCACGATAACGAATGCCCATACTCTGACTTCAATCTCATCAGCAGTCAGGCGACTGTTCGGTTTATATCCAATGGTTGCCATTACTTCTTCTCCTGTTCGGGTTTAACTAACATCTCAGGGCAAGTACCAGAAGCGGTACAAATTGGGGGTTTGCATTCAGCACTAGACCAATTCAATGGGTCTTGGCACTTGTAGCGGTAGCGGTCATCACAACCCATCAGCAGAACCAATAGGATAGATAAGCCCCAAATACAGTAAATATTCATTTCTCT